CGCAGATGTCACATGTTCCAATATGCCACGTGTGTAACGTTCCCCTTTCCTTTCCGTTTTTATTCCCACAGTCAGCGCATATCCACATTATCTGCCTTTTCTCTTTTGGTTGTTTCATTCAAACCCCAAAATCAATGGCGTTTGTTACCGGCTTGTCCTTGCCGCAGATATCGCACCTTCCTGAATACCATTTAAAACCCATTGCCACAACCCCTTTTTCACCATACTTTTTCCCGCAATCGGCGCATATGGTTTCGACTTTTCGCTTTTTGTATTTCATCCTTATCCCTTCGCCGCCTCGATGGCTGCGTTGATTTTGTCTCTGGCTTCGATGAATTTTGGGTAACTTTCAATACCGTATACCCTGGGCCTTATGTATTCAAGCACTTCAACAAGTTGCAGGTTTGTAGCCCGCGACCGTCGCACCTCAGCGATTAGGGCGGGAATACACTTGCTCGCAAACCCTATAAAAGACACTGGGTCCATGTCTGAATCTACACATAAGCGGTCGTACTTATTGCGAATTAGCTTAAGATCAGTTTCGGTCATATTGCCTTCCTTTCATTGTTCCAAAAATAAAGGCAATCCAGTATAAGCCTTCCAAGGCTGGTTGTTTTCGTGGAGTTCCATAAATGCGAAGCCTGGACGATTCGCCGCGCGTTGCGATCTCCGTTTTTAAAGTCGGCGCTTATCTGGACCCTATGCTTTTTAAGCGTTGCGTCAACCGATTCTTTCAGTTTTTCATCAATCATCATATCCCTCCTCAAATCCAGGATAATCGTTAGTAATGGCATCCCATATCCAAAAAGTATTACAATCAAGGCATACGCGCCTTGCGCAATCTCCGTTAATGTTGTCATTCGGCGGCTCTGTCGCGTATTTATTGCAGCCGCAATTGGGGCAGGTCCAAAGGTCTAAATTACTCATTGTTGCTCCTTGTTGACCATTTCCCCGGCGTCGGGAATATTGTTTCGACTTTTCGCTTTTTGTATTTCATCCTTATCCCCTTGCCGCCTCGATGGCTGCGTTGATTTCGTTTCGGGCTTCAATGAATATTGAATTGATTTCAATACCATATATCCTGGATTTTATGTATTTAAGCGCTTTTACAAGTCGCCGGTTTATAGCCCGCAACCGTCGCACCTCTGCGATGAGGGCGGGTATGTCAGTGCGGGAGTGGGCGATGAAGTCTAGAACGTCCACGGAGAATCCGCAGAGATGCAGGTTGGAGTGTTCGCAGTCGAAGCATTCAGGGCTTCCGTGATCCGCCGACAAAACAGTATCGCCTCCTTTCGCCTCAATGAAACTTCCAAAGGCATGATCGCCACCATGTTTGAAATCGTGTTCCCACGGCTCGTTTATTGTTTTGGTTACTTTCTCCGCCCGTTCCTCAATATCCCCCAGTTGGTCGTCTGTCATGTTGCCTCCCTAGTCTGTATAAATAAAAATCCATCATTACTCATCCCCACCTCCAAAGTTCGGCATGTCGATAGGCGTGGACCAAAAAACTAAACGAGGATATGCTTTTCGAAAGTTATCGAAAGAAATTCGGCCTGTTCGATGGTTAAACTTTGGACAAATTATAAATTTTGCTTTTGGATCTACAAAAAGCGGGGTTGCCGCTCTATGCCAAAGTTGGCCTTTAAACGCATACCACCCTTCTTTATCGGGGATTTCACTTATCGGATGCCCCTTTGGTTTTGGAAACTGATTTCCACAGTGTTCACATGTTAAAAGTTCGTTGTCAACTTCACTATTGCAAACCGGGCAAATGGGTAAATCAGCCATCCCTCACCTCCTTATCATAAGCGGCCTTTAGCATACCCGCGTATTTCTTCGCCTGCCCAGTCCCGTTGTAAGCCCTTGCGAACGTGTACCAGTATTGATTCTTGGCGGCTTTTAGGCATACGCCGTTGCGATAGTTGGAGAGGAAGGTGAAGAATGACCTAACTTGCGAATTTGGCGAAAGATAGCTTTTAAACATATGTAGGGCTCCAAAATATCCTGCGTCAGAATAATTAAACCCCATAATCTGGAACATTCCCATCGACATGCACTGTGCCGGTAAATAGACCTGTCCTGTATCGCTAGCCATGCCGTCTGCTAGTCTAAGAGCCCTATATTCTCGATCTTGGTCTTTTAGTGTCCCCGTCGGGTGAACGTATAGCCACTCGCCTTGCTCATCATCTAAATATTTATGCCCCTTCCATGGTTGTAGGTGGTTAAATTTAAAGGATTTATTAAAAAGCTCCGCGTTATCCTTCCCCCAAAACTTCCAAAACTTATGGACCTCAAACCGGATAATAACCCGGCCCTCGTAAAATCCATCAGACCCGCCCGACTCAACACTTGCCACGGCCCGCGCAACTGCCGGGTCGAGGCCGTGTTCATCTGCGATTCGGGTTAACTGGTCTTGGTCTTGTGACCGTTTAAAGCTGGCTATTTTCCTTGTCATAACTCAATACCTCCTAATGCCCTGATAGCTTTTTCTGCGTCTCGTTGGGCACTCCAATGCTTTTTAAAGTCGCGTTCGCTGAAGAATGAATAAGCGGCATTGGTCGATCCCCAAACCCATGTCTCAGCTTCGGGGTGGCTTCTTATTCGGACTATATTCTCGACAATAATTTCTCCTCCTCCATGAAGGGGTAGCCTTCTGGTCCCGAAATTATCTATTGTCCACTTCTTGGAAAGTCCCACCTAACTAACCTCCTATAGTTCCAGCAGTTTAACCTTTTCGCCGTAATACAAAATGCAAACGGCGTCTGTCATATTGTTGTCGTCAAGGTTGCGACGTAAAATATTAGACCCGACCCGCATCGACCACACCTTTGATTTTCCCTTTGGAAATTTACCCAATACGGCCCGTTGCCATTCCTGCGGATCGACGAAAACTATCTTGTTCATCCGTGGCCAAAGGGACCTGGCAACAGACGCGGCGTTGTTGGCGTGGGCGCGGTGGGCTCGAAACATGGGAGTAGTACAAGTTGACCGCTCGATAATTACGAGGAATCGCTTGCCTTGAATTCCTTTCAGGTGTTGTTTAAGGTCCATGATATCAACCACGTTAACGGTGGTATCATGGAAGCTTTCCCCGATTTCCTTGTTGGCAACGCCGCACTTTTTTGCAGGGTCGATCGCAATGATGGTGTCGTATTGCTTAATCACGTTTCAGCCCCCTCTGATAATCCCGAGTTTTTCGTTAGCCCAGGGGCGAATGTTTTCCGGTGAAAATGGAAGATTTACATAATATTCTACCACGATACCCTCATCATCGGTGCGAACCTCAACGGGCTTATTCATGTGTTTTGCAATAAGCATAAGAATATCCTTATCTTCCTCGTCTTGCGCGGCAATCCTTACGCATGGCAAATCTGCACTACAACTCCTAGTATAAATACCGCCTCTTACGTTCGTTAGTTTGGCACTTTCAAGCCATTCGCGAGATACTCTCATAATGTTCCCCTTTCAAAATATTGCTCTCTCATTAACTCCTCCGGGTCAAAAAAACGAACCCTTGGCGCGTCAAATTTCATCCGTGCATTTCCGGTTGATCCGCTTCGGTTTTTAATAACGGTAACATTTGCCACCCCCCCATATTCTTCGGGCATATCCTGAATGTTTGTCTTATAGTATTCCTCCAATCTAGATAATGCAAGTATTTTATCTGCGTCTTGTTCAATTGCTCCCGACTCTCGAATATCCGACATCCTCGGGATTCGTTGTTCAATTGGGCGGTCCTCAATTTTACGGTTTAGTTGCGATAGTGCAATCAGGGGCACATGTAACTCCATTGCTACCCGTTTTAGGCCCCGTGAGATGCCCGCTATTTGCTGTTCTCTGTTCTGGCCTTGCCCCGCATCGATTAATTGGAGATAGTCCACTACAATCAATCCTGGACCCTTTTTGTCTAGTTTTAGCTTTTGAGATTGACGACGGACATAATCCACCGTTGCGGCTGCGTGGTCGTCAATGAAAACAGGAAGGCCGGACAGCCTTTGCGCTGCCTTTAGCAACGCCTCTTGGTCCAGGATGCCCCGCTGCAATTCAGCCATATCAAGAGCGGTTTGCCCCTGAATGGACCGAATGCCAAAGTTTTCTGTAGACATTTCCAAGGTAAAAAATGCAACGGGCAACCCCCTTGACGCAACGTTTTCGGCAATATTTAAAGCAAGTGCCGATTTACCCATAGCAGGACGGGCGGCTAAAATAATTAACTCACCCGGCGTCATTCCATTGGTTAAATAATCAAGCTCCTTGAATCCTGTTTTTGGTCCAAGATCTACTTTGCCGCTTTGGATATTTAAGATCCGCTTTACCGCGTCGTTGATAACGCGATCATAGCCAATCAACCCGCCGTTATCGTTTGCTATCCCGTTTTCAAGTTGCAAGATCCTGGATTGATGATCGATCAAAACTGTCTCGATATCACTGTTTGGCTGGATT